ATCATAGCGCCTGCTTCACGGCTGGCAGTGTACTCAAGACACTCACGGTTCTGCGCAACGATAGGGATCAGGTGCTTGGACTTGACTGCCTTGTCCATAAACACTTGCTTAAGCTCGCGCCGCTCCATGCGGTCGAGGAACTTCATGAACTGCTTCAACTCATGCTCGTTGCTGATGCGAGCAATCGCATTGTTGATCTGCACGATAGGCACAGCCCCAGTAGTCACGACAGGCACACCCATCGGGTCAGCCACGATCCGAGCGAAGCTCACGAACTTATCGATCATACTGAAGAAGCCCATCATTGACCGTGCCGCAGCCACACCCACCGTGCCACCTAACAAGGCAAGGATCTCGTCGTTGGTGTACTTGGCCGTCTCCCGTGCAGCAACAAAATCAGTACAAGCGGCCATTGAGCGCAGCGACAGGAACGGCATAATTGCCGGGGCCGAAGGGTCGAAGATCATTGGTGCGATCTCGCGCTGCTTCTGGTTGCGGTCATTCTCCTGCGGCATTTGCAGATAGGAAGTAAAGACCTCGGCGTTCTCACCAGCCCATGCAATCAGGTTGGGGTGGGTACGGCTGTTGATTGCCCACGGTTCCCATTCTGTAAAGGTAGGTACGTTGACTGACAACGGCGTCACCCGGTTCATAATGTGAGCAGGGAAGCGATCACCCACACCATCACCTATGTGATTGCCTGTGAAACCAACGATACTGCCCTCGGGCAGGGAGACGCCGCCGATAGTCTTGTCCTGAATAAGGGTCGTCCACGTTGGCATCATATGCGGCATACACTTGGTAAGCTCGTCGATGCAGATGTACTTGGGCCGCTTGGTTGCAGTTGGGCCGGTGAGCTTGAAGACCTCGTTAACAAGGAAGCGAACAGTCTTTGCCTCTACGTCAGGCATACCCACCGCAGTGTCAGGCACGTCCATGTTAGGAGCAACAAGGAACACGGCGTCGTGAGTGTCCTTCAGCCGATCAGCAATTACGCTGAACATGGAGGTCTTGCCCACACCGGGAGGAGCGATAAGGCCGATGGTGCGTCTGGCACCGAAGTCAATAATCATCTCGGCTGCACGCAGCAGTGAGACTTGGGGGAGACCTGCGAAGATGTTAGTAGTCATGATGCTAAGTTTCCTTTTTCCTAGTTTGTGTTACTGGCGGGCAGTGCCCGCTCAGTTGTGTTCTGACATTGTCAGAAGGGTTGGCTGGGGCAGGAGCGCCCCAACGAAATAAGAGTATACTACAGGTACACTCAGAAGTCAAGCATTTCACGCACGGCATTCACCTGATCCCTGATAACTTCACGCATGAGGGGGTCAGACTTCAGCGACTCGGCAAGGGCAGGCGCAGTGGTGCCAGCAAGTAAGGCTTCAAATGATGCGGCGATTGCCTCGATCTTGTTGTCGTTGTTGATGTTGAGTTTGCGCAACAGGTCGGTGAGACCCATGAACGCCTGCACACTGGACTCGTGGATGTTCTTGCGCTTGAGTTTGCCATCCTCACCCATCTCCTTCTCGGCGCAGGCTTTAGCAGCCCAGTCCAAGGACTCGATGATCTTGCGCTTGACGAAGTCAGTGATCTCGTTCAGTCGCTTATTCATACCTTGGGTGTACATCTCACCCATCACGGCAGCGGCATCTTCTGCGTGTTTGACAAGCCAATGGTTAGTTGGCACAGGTGCAAGGAAGACATCGACACTGAATGCAGCGCGGATCTGCGCTTCTGTGGGGTAGTCATCACGGTTGAACATATCACCGAGCGGCCCTTTGCCAGTGAAAGCGTAGCCGTCAATCGTCACCTTGGCCGACTCAATAAACTCCGTGACCAGTCGCTCCCGCTCGATGAGGAAGGGATTGAACGTATCCCGCTGGAACTTAATGATCTCCGGCATATGAATAAAATACTCCGAGCGGCCAGCCGGGGGGTAGGTAGCACGCATCTTGTTTGTCAGCGCACCATCGAGCGAGATGACTGCCTTGAGGATGGGGTTGCCCGCAAAGAGATGCTTGACAACCTTGGCACTGTTTCTGTCCGCGTTCTTTGCAGCGGTGACCTCGTCGCTTGCCTGCTGGTCAGTCTTTTGACCGCCGTAACGGTGCAGGGTGTAGGAGAAGATAGCGAAGCTGTCAGCGAGGGTCTTGACTGCCGGGAGGGGCAGAGGGGTGGGGGTGGAGGTTGATTCTGACAATGTCAGAACGGATTCGTTGGTGTTGGTGGTTTCAGTGTTCATGATGCAGTCCTTGGGTATGTTGTTGTCCGGCTGGGGAGTCCAACCGAAATGATAGTATAACAGATGTGTACTGAGAAGTCAAGTGTTGCAGGGTTAGTTAGTCTTTGAATGCCTCGTCGAGTTTTTGAATGGTCTCCCACTGCTTGATGTTTTTTTCTAGTACAAGGTTGCGGAAGGTCTCGCGGATGTCGGTTGAGTGTGATGGGGTGTAGGCACGGCTGTACACCATACGGTTGCCCTCACGGGTGCCCTTGTCTTGCAGCCACGGCTTGTCATTCGTTTTCATTTCGGTCCTCCTCGATAGTTACAGGGCTGGTTGTCTCGATCCACACACGAGCGCCGCAGGACAAGGGCTTGTCCGGTGAGTAGACGACACGCGAGGGGCCGTCGATGGCTACGCTGTGCGCGTATGTGTTGCTCTTGTAGTTCTTCACAGTAAGGACAGGCTCGTCGCCGCCTGTCTTGGCGTTACGTCTGATGACGTGCTGGTTGACGTGGATGATGGTCTTCATCCTAGTTCCTCATGGGTGCCCACTCAAGCTCATCGGCGAGCTTTTGCAGGTGGTTAATAAGACGGTTCAGCCGGGTGATCTCGGCTGTGTTGCGGGTGTCGGTGAGGCTGAGCATGATGCTCAGGGTGTTGATGTGTTCGTGGATCATCATCGGAATTCCCACGTGATCCGCTTGTCTAGTGCTTTGCGGTCATTCCAGTAAGGCACCGCCCACTCCAAGTTTGTCTCGATGACGATCAACCGCCCGCTAAAGTAAACGTGCATATAGATTTTCATTTGAGAACCTCAAACCAGACATTACTGTTGGTTAACTTAGAGAGTCGGTCGTTTAATACCCACCCTTCGCACCACAGGTCGCCGATCTTTGAGGCCATGAATCCGATGCAAGCTACCCCAAAAAGATCCTTGCGGTAAAAGATAATCCTTGTGTAGTCGTTCATCTCTTCCTCGCAATTAAACGACCGTTATGGGGGGGCCAGACTTTACGATTCTTCGGGGATTCGCAGTAGAAGCCCGGACTACTACTGCATTCTGGGCACTGTCTTTGGATCACGGCGTCAGTAAATAGCCATCCTGTCGGCGTGCTACCAACAGGCGGGGTTGTGCCAGCTTGTGATATGTATTTGTGTTTGTTCATCCCTTCCTCCATACCTTGCGGCTGAAAATCCTTGAGTACCTGCGCTCTTCCGTCTCGTCGGGGAAATGCACGCGGGCATACCGCTCGGCAAGCTCCTTTATTGCGAAGAACTCAGGGAACGGGGACAACTCGTTCACGCCCTGCACGTACCAGATATCAAAGTAATCAATCATCCCTCCACCCCGAAGTTAAAGGCAATAAGTTGGCAGAACAGGCGGTACTGTGCGAGGGCCTCGGGGTTGTTGGCATGGGTCTTCTCGATTGCCTCGGAGAACTCGCGCACGGTGCCGCTGAAGCACCCGCAGTTGACACGTACCCCGATCTTTGCGTCAATGTGTGCGGTTGTGAACCGGCCTGTTGACTTGGCAGGTCCCACGACGAGGTGATCGCTTGTCTTGCTTATGCGTGCATCGCCGGACACACGGGCAGAGCCGGACACATGGGCATCGCCGGACACAATGGCAGAGCCGTACACACGGGCAGAGCCGGACACATGGGCATCGCCGGACACAATGGCAGAGCCGTACACTTGGGCATCGCCGTACACAATGGCATTTCCAGTTACGTTTTTCATTTTAGATTCCTTTGCGTGTGAGTAAGTACAGGGCAGTCTCAATCGAGACCTTCTTGTTGCGTAGATACCCCGCAGCTACGCGGGTGCCAAGGGTGCGCTTGATGAAGCCAGCACGGATGAAGACAAGACTCAGGGGTTGACGGGCAGGGCGCAGGGCGGCATCGGTGTTGAAGATGTAGGCGTTGATCTTCTCATCTAGATACTTATTACAGAGAACATACAAGTCGGCTCTCGGTTTGGCGATGCTGTCGCTGTACTGCATCCACTCTTGCAGGGTTGGTTTATTGGCGGTCATTTTTTATTACCTCTTCATCTGAGACGTATATTTTCGTTTCTCTTGCAAACTTAAATGCTGCGCGGATGGAATCAAACTCAGAACCGGGTGCAATGTCGGATGAATCGATCATCTCTATGTTGTACAGCGCAGCGGCAACGTGTTCCATAAGCTCCGCTAGTTTGACCCGCATTGGGTTGTAGTCACGCGACTCGCCTGTGTAGGTAAGCCCGTTCCGGATGTTCTCTGCTGCTTCTTCCAGCCTAGAGTAAAGGTGGTTCATGCTTCCGCCGCTCATTTGACTAGTCCTCCTTTGTTGTTGATGCCGAGCAAGTCGGCGCGGTTGTTGATGAGCATATAGTTGCTCTTGTGCATGGGTGCTACGCACCATGATTTGCGTTCGTTGACTGCTGCTTCTTCCCCGCAGGGTAGGCAGGTGGCTTTGATCGCGGCGCGAGCCGCTGGGAGGATTGGATCGCCGCAGATGCGGCACAGGTGGGTGTGCATGGTGTTCCTTTCTGACATTGTCAGAACAAGTCTGACGGGTTGCGTTGGGTGGGAATCAACCAACGAAATAATAGTATAGCACAGGTGTGCTAAAAAGTCAAGCGTTCCCGGTTCGTTTTCAGTACAGTCCCCGGTGCTGGTATGCCCAGCATAGCAAAAAGCTTTTTGGCTGTCAAGGGGAAAATTTGCCTAATTTTTGAGCAATATCCGGGAAAGTCTGTAATATCCGTGTATTATCCGAGCTAAGTGATTGATTTATAAGTAATATCCTAATATCCAAATATCTTAGAGTTATAAGCTGAGAACATTGAGGGGGAGAGAAAATTTCCCACTGCCCCTACACTCCTGCTCACTTTCTCTAAATGCTGAAGGCATAAAAACCCGGATATTACAAAAATTTTGGATATTACTTATAAATCAATGACTTACGCTCGGATATTACACGGATATTACGGATAATGCCCAAAAAATAGGCAAACCCCTGAATGCATATACAGTAGTTGCCTAAAAAATAAGCAAACCACTGTATGCATATCACCGTATTTCGGAGGTGTATGGAGGCCCTGAAATAAAATATTATCCGGCAAAATAAAAATCAAAAGTGATGGGGGCTCCGTACATCATCTTTCGGTTGAAATTTTATGTAGCGCCGCAAAATAAACGCAGCGAAGGCACAAAAGAAAAAAGCCGGGTTTTTCCGGCCTCCCTAAGTGCGTCGCTGCGTGCTGCTAGCATAATTGGTCGCCCGCCAAAAGTCAAGGGGTTCCAGAAATATTTTCTGACATTGTCAGAACGCGCCCATCAGAGCGCGCGCGAGAGAAACAACTGGTCATGACCCCGCCGAAGCGGGGAAAAATGGGCAATAAAAAACCCGCCTTTCGGCGGGTCAGGGTCAGATGGCAGGGTATCGAAGGTGTCGGGTTTCGCGCAAAAAGTCATGCCATCGCATATCTTCTAGTCCCCAACTACGCTCAACAACAACGTAATTGCCACCGATGCGCCAGTACAACGTACGATAGTCTGAATCCTCGCCGACCCATCCCGACGGCGTGTCGGGGATCTCCCCTCTATCTTCAAAGGCTAGCATCAAGTCAAGTGCGGCCTCGCGATTGCAAGGCGGTCGGCCATCGTAAAAATTTCTGAGGTCAATTTTCATTTTATATTCTTTCAGGTTATGCCCCGACCGGATGGCCGGGGCGATTGTTGTCGGAGTCAGTACCAGAGGTCGAGCGTCACCCGCCGCTCGACCTTTTCTTCCTCATCCCATTCAAAATAATCCCGTGTCTTCGCACGGCTGTCTTCCGGGGAACATCCCCATGCCCAGTAGGCAGGCTCGCCCGTGGCGAGCCGGAGATCGCCACAATTGTTGACGACGACCGCACCGATGAGGTCGTTAATTTCAGTAACTCTTTTCATCTTATTCGCCTTTGGGTTGTGGCCCGGCTTTCGCCGGGCCGATTGTTTCTGACAATGTCAGAGGTTGTTGTCGATCCGAAGGTCAGTCTTCAAGCCGAGCAAACCGGCTTCCAGATCCTCTCCGCCTTTAATGCTGGCTTTGTAACCTTGAACGCGGGTGATGAGTGCATCCAAGTCTTTCAGTATGGCTTCGACCATTTTCACGGCTTTAGCCTGTTCGGCTTTGGCTTTGGCTTCGGCTTGTGTTGCGACCATAACGGCTTTAGCCTGTTCGGCTTCGGCTTTGGCGGCTTCGGCTTTTTCGGCCTCGACCTTTGCCTGTTCGGCTTTGGCTTCGGCTTCGGCTTGTGCCAGTGCCGCAGCTTCGGCTAGAGCCGGGTCCATCTTGGCTTTGGCTTCGGCCGCCTTGGCTTTGAGTGCCGCCGTGTCGGCTTCGCTTTTGGCAATCTTACTATTAGTAACGGCTTGCGCCGCTGCATTACTGGCATTGCCTTTGTTGATTGCGGCCTGAGTCGCAACCTTCTGCGCCTCATTGGCTTCGGCCTGTTCTGGGGTCAGTTCGGGAGCGGGCTGGACAATCACGGCAGGCGGGTATGCACGTTCGACGGTACGCTTGACGTATTGCGACACTTTATCCTGAGCGGCTTTTCGCGCTTTTTTGTCCGTCACCTTGTCGGCTTCGAGACAGAGGATATCGCGCTCGACCTTCGGCAGCGCCGAAATAATCCATTCGGTCACTAGCGGCTTGTCCATCAGGCCCTCGGTCGGCCATGCGGCTTTGACGGCTTCGGCCACCTTGGTCCACATTCCGTAGACTTTCTCGGTGCCTTCAACTGCCTTGATAACAGCAACACGGACGGCTTCGACGGCTTTGGGATCAATGGCGATATACAGGTTTGCAAGTGTAGACATGATGCTTTATGTTCCTTTAAGTAATCTGACATTGTCAGAATGGGCCGAGACGGGATGCCTCGGCATGGGATATATAGCAGGGACTGTGCCAGCTCCGCTAAGTCATTGATTTATATTAACTTTCTAAATAACAGTATAGCACAGAACCCACCTAGTGTAAAGAAAACCGACACTAAACTGACCCTGTTTTAGCTAAGTCATTGATTTATAAGGGATTCGCAGTGTAAAGAAATCCGACACTAGCAATGCCCGCAAACCACGCAAATACGTTTAAGTCATTGATTCATAAGGGAAAAATCGTGTAAAGAAATCCGACATATCCTGATGGGCTAATCCTTTCGAGCCTAGTCCGTCCGGGGCCCCAACCCGACCCCACCCCCCTAAATTGGCGATGGGACTCCGCCCCCCCACACCCCCTTGTGTTCCACCCGTAATTACCATTTTTAAAAAGCTCAGTATACTGAAAAGGCCCCCCTATCGAATAAAACGGGCCTCTAAAAAATAGCATATAAAAATTTCTGAAAGTTCAGGTATACTCGCGCCATCTCGGTTTACCGATGCGGTTACTAATATGTATATGCCCCCGATTGAATCGGACGTTCCCCTCGATGATAAGGCAGAAGTCACTCTGCCTAGAATGGATGAGCGGGAAGAGTTAGAGGTTCGTGCTAGGACTATTCAACTGATTGCAGACTTGACCGGTGAACCTGCGGTTCCGGAAGAGTTCCATATGCACCAAGCACGGCAGATTATTAAGTCCAAGGATCTGCGTAATCTCTCTGAACTGCCAAACGAAACAACCCTATATCTGCGGGAGCTAGTATCCCGTTACGATTACGAAGTCGTCAGAAACCTAGCCGACTTAAAGACCTACACCACCCACAAGCTGCTTGAGCTTACAAACGACGCGAACCCTAAGATTCAACTGGGTGCGCTAAAACTGCTGGGTGAGATCGACGGTATCGATGCTTTTAAGAAGCGCACAGAGATTACTGTGCAACAAAAGTCTACTGAAGATATAGAACGCGAGCTTATGGAAAAGCTCGATAAGTACACCATCGACATGGAAGAAGTCGAGATCGAAGATATAGATGCTGAACCAAGCGCAGATTAACGCCTTAAAGACCCGCTTACCAACGATGACCCCGACTGAGAAGTATCGGGTGCTTGAGCTATTGGAAGAGTTTGAAAAGCGTAAAAGATTGGGGCAAGCACAGACCGACTTCTCGGCGTTTATCAAGCACGTTTACCCTAATTACAAGTTCGGTGCCCATCATAAGAAGCTGATCTCGCTGTTTGAAGCGATTGCTCGCGGCGAGAAGAAACGGATTATCGTCAACATTGCCCCCCGGCACGGGAAATCGGAGCTTATTAGCTACCTTGCACCTGCTTGGTTTTTAGGCAAATTCCCCGACAAGAAGATCATTATGACCTCCCACACTGCTGATCTGGCGGTGGACTTCGGTCGTCGGGTGCGAAATCTTGTCAGTGAGGATGCTTATAAACAAGTATTCCAAGACGTAACGCTGCAACAGGACTCAAAGTCTGCGGCCCGGTGGGGTACTAATAAGAAGGGCGAGTATTTCGCTATCGGTGTGGGTGGTGCGCTGGCAGGGCGAGGCGGTGACCTAATCCTTGTGGATGACCCTCACTCAGAGCAAGAAGCCAAGACCGGTAGACCAGAGATATTTAAGCCTGTCTGGGAATGGTTTCAGTCCGGCCCCTTGCAACGTCTGATGCCGGGTGGGGCAATTATTATCGTGATGACACGATGGAGCAAGCTGGACTTGACTGGTCAGATTATTGACCACATGGCTAAAAACCCGGACGGCGATCAGTGGGAGATTGTTGAACTCCCGGCTATTCTTAATGAGGGCGAAGAAGATGAGAAGTCTCTTTGGCCTGAGTTCTGGCCGCTGGAGGAGTTAAAAGCCAAGAAGATTGCGATGGACTCGCGATACTGGCAGTCCCAGTATATGCAGAACCCCACCTCGGAAGAGGGCGCGATCATCAAGCGCGAGTGGTGGAATATATGGGAGGAAGAAAAACCTCCACCTTGCGACTTTACGATTATGTCGCTGGACGCTGCACAAGAAACCAACAACCGTGCTGACTATAATGCGCTCACAACTTGGGGCGTGTTTACCAATGAAGAAACCGGCGTCAAGAACATCATCCTGCTCAACAGTATAAAAGAGCGTCTGGAGTTTCCGGAGCTTAAAAAGCTGGTGCTTGCTGAGTATAAAGAGTGGGAACCTGATACATTTATTGTTGAGAAAAAGTCCAACGGCGCGGCTCTATATCAGGAGCTTCGTTCTATGGGTGTGCCGGTAAGCGAATTTACGCCGAGTAAAGGTCAGGATAAGGTCACTCGTGCTAATGCCGTGGCTGATATTTTCTCATCTGGAATGGTATGGGCACCTGATACCCGCTGGGCGCGAGAAGTCGTTGAAGAAGTTGCGTCATTCCCGTTCGGTAAGAACGATGACTTGGTGGACAGCACAACACAGGCTTTAATGCGGTTCCGAAAAGCGGGTTTTCTTACCCTACCCAGCGATGAGCCAGAAGAAGTACAGATGTTTAGAAATAAACGGCGCGGCAGTTTTTACTAATTAGGGATCAAAAATGGCTACGAATATTGACAAATCCTTCTACCAAGCCCCGCTCGGCCTAGAAGAAGACGCGCAAACTCCGCTGGATATCGAGATTATTAACCCGGAGATGGTGACTCTGGATGACGGATCGGTTGAAATTACGATCACTCCGGGCGAAGAAGATATGGATGAAGGTGGTTTTAGCGAAAACCTTGCTGAAAAACTAGAAGATGGCGTGCTATCAACGATATCCAGTGAGCTTTTGGCCCTTTTTGATGCAGACGTTAATTCCCGCAAAGAGTGGGTTGATGCCTATATCGACGGTATTGAGCTTCTGGGGCTTAAATATGAAGAGCGAACTGAGCCTTGGGAGGGTGCCTGTGGGGTATTCCACCCACTGCTGAACGAAGCCGCCATTAAGTTCCAGTCAGAAGCAATTATGGAGACTTTCCCCGCTGCGGGGCCGGTAAAAACGCAGATTCTGGGCAAAGTTACACGGGAAAAAGAAGAAGCCGCAGCCCGTGTGCGCGATGAAATGAACTACCAGCTTACCGAAGAGATGACGGAGTACCGTCCGGAGCATGAACGGATGCTCTATTCGCTGGGTCTGTCGGGTTCGGCGTTCAAGAAAGTCTATTTTGACCCGTCGCTTGGTCGGCAAGTGGCGATGTATATCCCAGCCGAAGACGTTGTTGTGCCATACGGTGCGTCAAACATTGAGAGCGCAGAGCGTGTAACACACGTTATGCGTAAGACCGAGAACGAGATCAAAAAGCTGCAAGTAAGTGGGTTCTACAAGGATGTTGATCTTGGTGAGCCACAGAAAATGCTTGAAGATATCGAGAAACGTAAAGCGCAAGAGCAGGGCTATAGCGCCAGCGAAGATGATCGGTATCGCATCCTTGAGATGCACGTAAATCTGGACCTGAAAGGCTACGAAGATAAGGATGAGGACGGTGACAAAACCGAGATCGCTCTGCCTTATGTAGTCACTATCGAGAAGGGTACCGGCAAGGTTCTGTCCGTGCGGCGTAACTACCTTGAAGATGACGAAAAGAAGCTCAAACGCCAGCACTTCGTTCATTACGTCTATGTCCCCGGCTTTGGGTTCTACGGCCTTGGGCTGATTCATATTGTTGGTGGCTACGCCCGTGCGGGTACGTCGATTATTCGCCAGCTTGTTGATGCGGGAACCCTAAGTAACTTACCCGGTGGCTTAAAGACTCGTGGCTTGCGGGTCAAGGGTGATGAGACGCCCATTGGGCCGGGTGAATTCAGGGATGTGGATGTGCCCAGTGGCACCGTCAGGGACAACATTATGATGTTGCCCTACAAAGAACCGAGTCAGGTGTTGCAGGTACTTCTGGGCAGTATCATCGAAGATGGGCGACGTTTGGCGTCTATTGCTGATCTGCAAATCTCGGATATGTCGGCGCAGGCACCGGTCGGTACGACGTTGGCGATTCTTGAGCGGATGCTCAAAGTTATGTCGGCTGTACAGGCTCGGGTTCACTTTGCACTGAAGCAGGAACTGAAACTTCTCAAGGGTGTTGTCCGTGACTTTTGTTCGGATAAATACAGCTACGAAGTTGATGGTGATAAGGGCCGGGGGATCAAAAAAGAAGATTTTGAATATGTGGAAATCATCCCCGTCAGTGACCCTAATGCTGCAACGATGGGGCAGAGAATTGTTCAGTATCAGGCTGTAATGCAGCTTGCGCAGGGCGCTCCCCAAATCTATGACTTGCCCTTGCTGCACCGTCAAATGATCGAGATTCTGGGCATTAAGAACGCTAATAAGTTGGTGCCGATGGAGGAAGACCAGAAGCCCAAAGACCCGGTTAGCGAGAATATGTTCATGCTTAAGGGCAAGCCTGCCAAGGCGTTCCTGTACCAAGACCACGACGCTCATATCGCGGTCCACGACTCGCTGATTCAAGATCCGATGGTGCAGCAGCAGATGCAGCAAAACCCTGCGGCGCAACAAATTATGGGGTCAATTCAAGCTCATATCATGGAGCATTTTGCTTATAAGTATCGCAAGGATATTGAAGAGCAACTTGGCGTTTCCCTGCCCCCGATGGATGAAGAAGGTGATAAGCCGCTCTCGCCTGAAGAAGAAGTTAATGTTTCCAGATTCTCGGCTATGGCAGCTAAACAACTTCTCCAGACGCACGTAGCTGCACAACAGCAACAACAGGCTCAACAGATGGCTCAAGACCCGCTTATCCAGATGCAGCAGCAAGAGCTTCAACTCAAAGCACAGGACGGGCAACGCAAGATGATGGAGAGTCAGGCAAAGATGCAGCTTGACCAACAGAAGCTCGCGTTGGAGAACAAGAAGATCGCTGTGGATGTGATGAAAGAGTCGCAGCGCACGCAGTCGCAAGAGAAGCAGAACAACGTCCGGACAATCATGGACGCGCTTAAAAACAAACCGGAAGGTAAAAAAGAATGAACGAAAAGATTCTGTCTCACCTCCTTGCGGAATTTCAGGAGGAAATCGACGGTAATACAAATGCACTACGTCAGGGGGCAGCAAAAGATTTCGCGGAATACAAGCATTTGTGCGGGGTAATTCAGGGGCTAAGCCTTGCACAATCCATCGTTAAAGCCCTTGCGGATAAATTGGAGAATTTTGATGAGTGAAGAGAAAACCGCAGTTACTCAACTACCCGAACCTAAAGGGTGGAAGATCCTGTGTGCAGTTCCTGAAGTCGAGGATAAGTATGAGTCGGGGATTCTGAAGGCTGATTCTTCTGTGCGTATCGAAGAACACAGCACGGTGGTGCTTTTTGTTATCAAGCTGGGCGACATGGCCTACAAAGATACTGAGAAGTTTCCTACCGGCGCATGGTGTAAGGAAGGCGATTTTGTGCTGACCCGCGCCTATGCAGGTACCCGGATCAAGATCCACGGTCGGGAATTCCGTTTGATTAACGATGATGCTGTCGAGGGGACTGTTGACGATCCTCGCGGTATCAGTCGCGCTGGTTAAGGAGCAATAGATGGAAGAGCAAACTGAATTTGAGTTTCCTGATGAATTGGAAGCTAAAGCCGCCGCTGCACTTGAAAAGGAAGTCAGTGATGAGGTTGAACTTGAAGTTGTAGACGACACCCCTGAGAAGGATCGGGGCCGGGAGCCTAGCGAGCCGCCTTCGGAAGTTACTGAGGAAGAGCTTGAGAAATACTCGGAGTCGGTACAGAAACGGATCAAACACATTACCAAGGGCTACCACGACGAACGACGAGCTAAAGAAGCTGCGGCTCGTGAGCGCGAGGAAGCTGTCAGATTCGCTCAGCAAATCTTTGAGGAGAATAAACGCCTTAAAGGGCTGGCAAATGAGTCGGTTAAATCGGCCGTTGAATCAGAAAAACAGGTCGCAGAAGCCGAATTGGACCGTGCAAGGGCTAAGTTCAAGAAGGCTTATGAGGACGGTGATGCCGATACTCTCACTGCCGCCCAAGAGGAAATGGCTGACGCAAAGATTAAAATCGACCGCGTTAATAGCCGAAAGTTAAATACCGCTTTACAAGAAGAAAACAATCCGGTATATAATCAGGACATTACCCCCCCGGCTCCTAAACCGGACCAAAAGGCTGTCGCTTGGCGCGATAAAAACCAATGGTTCGGACGGGACGAAGAAATGACCAGCTTCGCGCTGGGGGTGCATGAAAGATTGGTCAAACAGGGTGTTGATACTTCATCTGATGATTACTACGAAAAGCTGAACGGTCGAATCCGCCAAGTGTTTCCAGAAGCCTTCAGAACCGAAGTAGAAGAGGAAAAGCCCAAAAAGGCTAAACCCTCAAATGTAGTGGCCCCCGCAACGCGAAGCACCGCGCCTAAAAAGATCGTGCTGACGCAAACGCAGGTTGCCCTTGCAAAACGGCTCGGAGTCCCGCTTGAACTCTATGCGAAGAAAGTTGCAGAAGAAATGAGGAAAGAAAATGGCTGAGAATCGTACTGACCGTGAAGTTGCTAACCGCGATGCGAATACTCGTGAGAAAAGCGTTCGTCAATGGGCACCTGCCGCTCTCCTTCCTGATCCTAAACCGCAACCGGGCTGGGTTTTTCGCTGGGTCCGCACTAGTATTCTCGGGCAGAATGATCTGACTAATATGTCGGGCAAGATGCGTGAGGGCTGGGAACCGGTAAAAGGTGAAGATCACCCTGAATTGATGCTTGAAACCAATAAAGCAGGCAATGTCGAAGTTGGTGGGTTGATCCTCTGCAAAGCTCCTAAAGAGTTGATGGATCAACGCGATGCTTACTACGCCAGACAGACTAAGGCCCAGATGGATTCGGTCAATAACACGTTGATGCGTGATAACGACCCGCGTATGCCGCTCTTTAAAGAGCATAAATCCGAAGTGAGCCGTAGCCGGTTTGGCACTGGAAACTCTAATCTTTAATATGGAGGCCTAAATGGCTATTACCGCTTCTCCTTACGGACTGCGCCCGATCAATTTGGTCGGTGGCCGTCCCAACCCCGGCGGCGCGATGCGTGAAGTCTCGATGACTGTGAATAGCGCATCTGCTATTTACACCGGCGACGTCATTCTGATCGGCGCTTCTTCGGCTGGTCAGCCTACCGCTGCCGGTGCCACTGTTACCACCTCGACCGGTGGCGTTCTGGGTGTGTGCGTTGGCGTGAGCTACGTTGACCCGATCCTGAAGTATGTTGTTCACGGCCAGTACCTGCCCGCCAACGCGGTCACGAGCGGCTACACCAACATCATCATCAAAGTGAACGATGATCCGCAGCAGTTGTATCAGATCCAAGCCGCTGGCTCGGTTGCCGCGACCACTCGGGGTTATCAGGCTGCGATTGAGAACTTTGGCGGCAGTGCTACTACCGGTCTCTCGTCCGTTCGTGCTGTTGCTCCCGCTCGCACCGCTACGTTGGCCCTGCGTGTCGTTGATTTCGTGGATGCTGGCTCGAATTTCACCGACCTGATCGTGAAGTTCAACACCGGTGTGCAGATGTACGACGCCACCACCGTTACCGCAGCATAAGGGGATAAATCATGGCAATTTCTCGCAGTCAACTACTCAAGGAACTTCTTCCCGGCCTGAACGCCCTGTTCGGTCTGGAGTACGCTCGTTACGGTGAACAGCATAAAGAAATTTATGAAATCGAAACCTCCGAGCGTTCTTTTGAAGAAGAGGTCAAACTCGCTGGCTTTGGTCAGGCTCCGGTGAAAACCGAGGGTTCGGCAATTCAGTACGACACGGCTCAGGAAGCATTTGTTTCGCGCTACACCCATGAAACGATTGCGCTTGGCTTCTCGATCACTGAGGAAGCGTTTGAAGATAACCTGTACGACTCGCTGTCGGCTCGTTATACCAAGTCGCTTGCTCGTGGTATGGCATACACCAAGCAGGTCAAAGCAGCCGCAATCCTGAACAACGGATTCAACAGCGCATTCGCCTTTGGTGACGGCGCTTCTCTGTTCGCTGGTACTTCGGCCTCCACCGGTCACCCGCTGGTTAGTGGTGGTTGGAATCAGAATCGTCCGTTCACCGCTGTCGATCTGAACGAAACCTCGCTTGAGGCGGCTGTTATCCAGATCGCTGCTTGGACCGATGAGCGTGGTCTGCTGATCGCTGCTAAACCGCGCAAGTTGATTATCCCGCCCGCACTGATGTTTGTTGCTAAGCGTCTGCTGGAAACTGAGCTTCGTGTTGGCACAACCGATAACGATATCAACGCGCTGAAATCAATGGGTTCGATTCCGGAAGGTTATGTGGTTAATAACTTCCTGACCGATAACAACGCTTTCTTCCTGTTGACCGACGTTCCGAATGGTCTGAAGCACTTTGTTCGCACGCCGATGGCTACCGGACAAGATGGTGACTTCGATACCGGGAATATGCGCTTTAAGGCCCGCGAGCGTTATTGCTTCGGAGTCTCGGACCCGCTCGGTGCTTGGGGTTCGTCCGGTTCGACCTAAAAAGATTGGGAGTTTCCCGGTCGGAAAGGGGGCTTCGGCCCCTTTTCTTTTTGTGCGCAGCGTGTTACTTTTTATGTTCAGTAAGGTAGAGGTGACTGGCCTGCCACTAGGGCTTCTTCGGAAGCCCTTTTCTTTTTATTCTTTATATGCTATGTTCCGATTATCCAAGAACACCTGCTTATCGACTGGCTTGGCAGACTCCTCCCTGAGACGATAGGCGCACATAAGGGAATTATTATGTCTTTCGCTACCTTTTCAGGTCCGGTTCGCACGGGCACCGTTCGTTATGGCGCGGCTGAAAATACTGGTCTGGCAGTTCTTGTTCGCACTGCATACGTGAATCTATCTGCTGTTGCTCTGGTTACCTCCCCCGTTGCCCAAGCTCTCTTTACGTTGCCCGCTGGCTCCAAGATCCTGAACTTCGTTACTGAGGTTTTGGTCGCGCCCACCGGTGCAACTCAAGTTGCTGTGACAATTGGAAAGTCCGGTTCGGCTGCTGAGTTTGCCGCTTCGTTTAACACCGGCGTTTCTGTTGCACGAGTTACTCAGGCCACTATGGACACCGCCATCTCCGGCAAGGTTGTCGCCCTGAATAACATTGGTACGTCGGATGTGCCGGTTACCGCTACGTTCACGGCGACTACCGCTGACGCGACTGCGGGACAGATCGCTATCACGGTTGTCTACCAGCAACGTGCTGATGACGGCGCACAAATCCCCGCTGCGACTGCTGCCTAAGTAGCTCTGGGGCTTCGGCCCCTTTTTGATATTTAAGGACTAAATATGTCTGGGTTTGCACCTCTATACGATAGCGATACAGGTCGCGCATCTGCTTGGAAAGCCACAGATGATGCAGCCCACGTTGTTGTCGAGAACATCACCAACAAGTTTCGTGAGGCTTTTGAAACTTACACGCCCGGTGTAAATTGGGACCAGACGCTCGGCAGTGGTGACCTAGTGTATGTGGATGGCAATGCTGCCGCCGCTTCGTATCTGGTCATCAGCAAGTCGCCATTGGTAGCTGGTACTGAAACAACTGTCACTTGCCAGCAAAACACTGGAATGCCGGTTGAGGTGGCTGTCGGTATGTCTATGTCGCAGCGCACGCTGGGGCAAGATTTTTCAACAGAGATTGTTGATACCGGCGCTCTGCTGGCTGATGTTCCTGATCTGGCAATTTCGTCTATCACGCAGACCACTACGACCTTGACGGTTGACACGGTGCTGCCTCACGGGCTGAGTGTTGGTAAGGCAGTCGGCATCTACGGTTGTTCAAACCCGGTTGCAAACTATCCTTCGCTGGTGGTTGCGACTACGCCGACCCCGAACCAGTTTACGGTGACCGCCGGCCCCGGTGGCACGATTGCTTCCCAAAACATCACCAACCCCGTTGGCGCAAAAGGGTTTGTTTATTTACGTCAACGCCTTGGTCGCGCTGAAGATGGAACCTCACTGATTTTTGAGCAGCCTACGGCCACTCAGGCGTCTCTGTACACGCGCTCGGAATCTGGTGATGTTTATCCATCCGGCACGATTGCGGGTAGCCACTCTATCACTGTTGGCACTTCGGCGTCAGTGCAAGCGGTTGCGGCTGCTTTTACTTACGCTTTTATCCCCACCACTGAGTACAAACTGGTCCAACAAGCTGATCGGCTTCAGTGGTCTGATGTGGCGATTGACTCCGTTGCAGGTACTACCAATCGGTTGATTCGGACAAGCGTTATTCCCAATCCCGCTAAGAAATATCAACTGCGCTTTCGGGCGACTAACAACAAAGCATTGACCGTTCCGGTTGGTCAGATTGTTAGTGTTAGCAAGGCGGGTTCAACCACAGCTACGTTTGTGATGGATCGGGCGCATGGTCTGACTACCACAGATGTGATTGTGGCTTACGGGGTTCGGAACCAAACCGACTTTCCCAACCTGACCACAGCAATTGCGGTGGCGTCCATTGTCAGCCCGACATCATTTACAGCAGTAATTACAGCAACGACACCTACGATTACCAGCTACGGCGGTTACGTTGCCAAGGTCCAAGGTGGCAACTTGATGAGCGCCTTGGGCGCTGTCGCGCAGGTAGCGCAAAACGCTACACTTTCCACACTGTCTAACGGTACTCGACAACTGGTGTTGACCGGTAATGCGTCTTGGGCGGCTCCTGCGCTCATTCAAGGCGATGTGCTGGAATTGGTTGGGTGCCGTAATAACGTGAATGGCGCAACGCTCGGGATTGACGGGGCTTGGAAAGTAGC